CAATTTGTCAGATTAACATTGATTATTCTGAAGCAGACGACATTATTGGAGCTTTGGTGGCTCGTTTTAAAGGTAAAGAGAAGGTTATCATTTCTAGTGATAAGGATTATTTTCAACTTTTAGACGACACTACGCTTCTTTATCGTCCAACTCAAAAAGAAATTTTAAATAAAAATAATATTATTGATAAATATAAAATTCACCCATCAAACTTTGCACTTGCGAGGGCGATTGTAGGAGATAAGAGTGATAACCTACCCGGTGTAAGAGGGATAGGGCTTAAGACTGTCGCAAAAAAAATGCCCTTTTTGCTTGAACAAGAAGATTGCCTCTTGAAAGATGTATTCAATTCTGTTATAGTGGAAGACCGATTTTGGGGTAAGATAGCAGAGCACGAATCTTTAATTAAGCAGAATTATCAAGTAATGGATCTATCTACAATTAGTTTATCACCACAAAATAGTAAAGTTATCAAAGAGTCAGTAGAAAATTATCCTCTGGACTTTGTGAGAACAGAGTTCATCAAGATGATGATGAAAGACGGCTTTGCTGAATTGAACTGGGGTGATCTCTATACATCAATGAATCGCATAAGGATTGCTAATGCTAAATAAAGATTTTTCAAAATTTGGAAAACATTTTCAAGAAAACCTAGTCCAAATCATGTTTGAAGATCGAGTCTTTTGCGATCAAGTTGGTGAAGTTTTTAAGATTGAATTTTTAGAACAAAAATATTTACAACAATTTGTTGATAAGCTGTTTAATTATAAGGACAAGTACCAAACTCACCCATCCTCACAGGCTATTGCAACTATCTTAAGAACGGAATTGGATGAAAGTAATCAAGTTTTAACCAAGCAAGTTAGAGACTTTTTTGCCAGAATTCAAGCTAATCCTTCAGTTCAAGATGAAGAATACGTTAAGCACACTTCTCTAGATTTTTGTCGAAAACAAAAACTTAAGGAAGCTTTAATGAAATCTGCTAATTTATTGCAAAATGCATCATTTGACGAGATTTCAGTTCTTATTAATGATGCCTTAAAGCTTGGTTCAGATAACTCTTATGGTTATGATTATAAATTAGACTTTGAAAAACGATTTGTCCTTAAACTTAGAAATCCAGTTACAACGGGCTGGGATCTTATTGACAAAATTAGTAAAGGTGGTCTAGGCCAGGGTGAGCTTGGTGTTGTTATCGCTCCAACTGGGGCAGGTAAATCAATGGCATTAGTTCATTTGGGAACTCAGGGCCTTCTCGATGATTTAACTGTCGTCCACTTCACATTGGAGTTAGGAGACACAGTAGTAGCTTCTCGCTATGATTCATGTATGACTGGCATCCATCTAAAAGATCTATATCATCGTAAAGAAGACATTTATAATGAAGTTAAAAAAGTAAAAGGTAACGTAATTGTAAAAGAATATCCAACAAAATCGGCATCGGTAACAACTCTACGAAATCATTTGAGTAAATTACAAAATCGTGGAGTAAAGATTGGAATGATTATTGTTGATTATGCCGATTTGTTAAAGCCTACTGGCAATTATAAGGAAAAAAGAATTGAATTAGAATCAATTTATGAAAACTTAAGAGGTCTTTCGCAAGAGTTTCAGTGTCCTATTTGGACTGCGTCACAAACAAATCGTGGAGGATTAAATGCTGAAGTTGTAACAATGGAAAGTATTTCTGAAGCTTTTAATAAATGTTTTGTTGCGGACTTTATATTTACATTATCTCGGACGATTGAAGATAAAAATGTCAATGCTGCGAGGATGTTTATAGCTAAAAATAGAAATGGCCCAGACGGATTAGTTTATCCAATGAAAATGGATACTTCGAATGTTTTATTAGAAGTACTAGAGCCAGATGGTAATTCTATTCAAGAGATCAACAAAGACGCAGCAAAAAATCAAAAACAGAGATTAGCAAGCATTTACAAAAAATTTAAAACGGAGAACAATTAATGCAAATAGCATCAGAAATTTTATCAGATATTACAGTACACATGAAATACGCAAAGTACCTTCCTGAACAGAAGCGAAGGGAGAATTGGACAGAATTATGTACTCGTAATAGAGATATGCATATTAAAAAATATCCAAAACTAAAAAAAGAAATTATCCAAATCTATGATAACTTTGTTATACCAAAGAAAGTTTTACCTTCAATGAGGTCGATGCAATTTGCCGGTAAACCAATTGAGGTCGCCCCAAACCGCGTATATAACTGTGCTTATATGCCAATAGACCATGCTGATGCTTTTGCTGAATGTATGTTTCTTTTATTGGGTGGAACCGGCGTTGGTTTTTCTGTTCAACAACACCATGTTGAAAAGTTGCCAGAGATTCGCAAGCCAAATTCAAAACGAACCCGTCGATTCTTAGTATCAGATTCTATTGAAGGTTGGGCCGATTCAGTGAAGGCACTTGTTTACTCTTATTTTAAGGGTACGTCCAAACTTCGTTTTGATTTTAGTGACATTAGGCCAAAGGGTGCTCGCCTTATAACATCTGGTGGGAAAGCCCCAGGACCACAGCCACTCCGAGAATGTTTAGTAAAAGTGGAAGGTGTACTTCGTGAAAAAACAGATGGTGACAAATTAGAGCCAATTGAAGTTCATGATATTGTTTGCTACATTGCCGACGCTGTTCTTGCAGGCGGGATTCGCAGAGCAGCACTTATTTCGCTTTTCTCAGCAGACGATGATGAAATGATTGCAGCAAAAACGGGTTCTTGGTGGGAAACTAATCCACAGAGAGGTCGAGCAAACAACTCCGCAGTAATTCTACGACATAAAGTTGATAAAGAGTACTTCATGTCTCTTTGGGACCGCATTAAGAAGTCAGGATCAGGCGAACCCGGTATTTATCTATCAAATGATAAGGATTGGGGAACAAACCCATGCTGCGAAATTGCACTTCGCCCCTATCAGTTTTGTAATTTAACAGAAGTTAATGCTTCTAATTTAACTGACCAGGAAGAGTACGAAGCCCGAGTTAAAGCAGCGGCCTTTCTAGGTACCCTACAAGCCGGATACACGGACTTTCACTACTTACGCGATGTGTGGCGCAGGAACACGGAAAAAGACGCTCTCATCGGTGTCTCGATGACTGGAATCGGGTCTGGTGCTGTTCTAAACTTAGATATGGAGTCGGCAGCAGCAGCGGTCAAAGAAGAAAATAGTAGAATCGCTAAAATTATTGGTATTCGCGAAGCAGCAAGAACTACTTGCGTAAAACCGGCAGGTACCACCTCATTAGCATTGGGAACTTCTTCTGGAATCCACGCCTGGCACAATAATTATTACATTCGTCGCCTTCGCGTTGGAAAGAACGAGGCAATTTATAATTATTTGTCTTTAGCCCATGAAGAATTGATTGAAAACGAGTACTTTAGGCCACATGACACTGCTGTTATTTCTATTCCGCAGAAGGCCCCAGAAGGGGCAATTTATCGAACAGAATCAGCTATGTCTTTGCTTAAAAGAGTTGAAAGGGTTTCAAATGAATGGGTTCGCAAAGGGCACCGAAAGGGTCAAAACACTCATAATGTTTCAGCAACAGTAAGTATTCGTGAGTCAGAGTGGGATGATGTAGGGGAATGGATGTGGCAGAATCGTGATGTTTATAATGGTCTTTCAGTTTTACCTTATGACGGAGGCAATTATAACCAAGCACCTTTTGAAGACTGTTCCAAGGAAACTTACGAAGTCATGCTTCAATCGCTAAACAAAGTTGATTTAAATAACGTCTATGAAACAGAAGACAACACTGATTTATCAGGGGAACTTGCCTGTTCTGCTGGTGGGTGCGAAATTACATAAGTGGCTAATAACTAATAGTTTAACAAGGCAGGGGGATTATCCCCCTGCCTTAACTATTTATTTTATTAATTAAAGGTAAAATATATGGCATCGTCAGGATTTTCTTACAAAACAATTGTTCCACAAAATAGTTTAACAGGGCCACAAGGTCATATTGTTAATCGTTATTTGAGACTTAGCGGTTCACATACCGAGACTAACAATGCTAATGGAGACTATTCTACCAACTCTGGAAGCTTTTTTCTTACACCACCCACAGGAGAAATTTGGAGAGTTCATAGAATGATTGTGAATATTTTAAATACAAGCTCCTCGACAGCAATAGACGAATACGCTGGTGTTGATGCCCTATCTAATGGTATTCAGGTTAAAGTTGTTAATGGCTCAACACAAGACTTAACTAACAATGACCCAATAACGAAACTAACTGACTGGGCGGCATATTGCTACGACCTTGATTTAAAAAACAAAATAAATAATGGTGCGACTTGTTACGTTGGTGTTCGCTGGACTTTTGCGAACTCTGGCCAAGAGATTAGATTAATTGGTGATAATAACGATAGAATTGAGGTTACATGTCGTGATGATTTGACAGATCTTACAGAACATCGCTTTCTTATTCAAGGCTATAAAGAAACATCTCAGTATTAAATTATTTAACTTAAAGGAAAAGTAACAGTCGTGTTTGAAAAGTATAAAATGTTTTTAGAAACGAAAAATCTTGAGAATATACTTGAGGGGTTTTTGATTAATGTCTAACGAAAGAAAACAATTTAATTCAACAATAAATACAGCCGTCGAATTCACTGAACTGAAAGGTTCGTTAAAAAGAATTGAAGATGTAATAATGACAATTAAAGAAAAAAATGAAGAAATGGCAGATGACCTTACTAAAATTAAAGAAGCTATTTATAATCCAGACCAAGGTATCTATTCTCGTTTAAAAGATGTTGAACAGAAAGTTAAAGATCATTCAAAAATTATTAAGTTAGAACAAGAAGTCGCTGAACTTAGAGAGTGGAAAAGTAATATTTCTAAGCTTACATGGACGGCAGCCGCTGGAATTGTTGGTTCTGTCGGTTTGGCAATATGGAATTTAATCAAAGGAACCTAAAATGTTATTAAAGAAAGGCTCATCTGGCCATCAGGTGGTCGAATTACAAGAAGCACTTGAAGCGCTGGGTTATGAATTAGGCTTGTGTGATGGAGCCTTTGGGCCAGCAACAGAGAAAGCAGTAAAGAAGTTTCAATCAAACAATAGTCTTTCTATTGATGGAAAGGTTGGGCCAATAACAATTGAAATTTTAAACAAAGCTTTAAAAGTTTCAGATTATGACCTTATTAGCGAAGATATTCAAAATGAAGAAGACCTACTAAAAACAGAAAAGTTAAATTGGGTTAAATGCCCAGCAGATAAGTTTCCAGGTAGAGCAGGTTATACCCGCGTTACCCTCCGTTCCGACGCAGCAAAAGCTTATAACGCACTCTATAAGGAAGTCCAAGAATTAGGCGGTTACCTCACTTCAGCAGGGGGCAGAAGAGGATTGACTGCTAAAAAAGGGAAAGCCCGCTCAAAAAAATCCTTTCACTATGTAGGTTTAGCATTTGATATGGCGTTACCAACAGGCATGTATAAGCCAGATAAAGACCCTTATGTTATTGAAAACCTTGGTAACCGGAGATGGAGAGTGTGGATGCGCTGTGATAAAGGCGAGGAAATGACCATTAAAGGAACTTATGTAACACGTTCAAGTGGCAAGACAAAATTGAATAAAAAAGAAGTCACTGATAAATTTATTGATTTTACATCCCTTGCATTAAAACATGGCTTTCATTCTATTCGTGCTCGCAGTTCTTTCTTTAAAGGAGGTTCCTATGGTGGCGCTGAGTGGTGGCACTTTCAATACGAAAAGGCACTTATAAAGGGCAAGTCTACTTTTGGCGAGGAGTTATTAAAAGTCTATTCTTTCGACAAATGTAAGCAATTTGTTTATTGGAGTCAGTCAAAAAATTGTATTTTTGGTAAAGACTGGTTTTAGCCCTTGACAATGAGGTCAAGATCACTTATACTATTTAAGCGAGGTCAAAATGAAAAAGTTCCAAATTGTGCTTACAGAACCCAAAACACAAGAAACAAAAATACGCAACATTGAAAGGCATAATTTTCCCGAAGCAGCTTCAAAAGCATACCTTCTCTGTAAGGCGGAATGGGAAAAAACTAAAAATAACTCTTGGATAGTTGCTGCCATTTATGATATGGATTATAAATTTGATATTGGAAAGCAAATAACTTAGTCTATAAGGCCGCCAAGGGGGTGATGCACACTTAGGCCGAGACTAACCCGCAGGGGGGCACGGGGTAAAAGGTGTCCCAATTTCACTAATTATGGTATAAAATGGATACTTTGGTATTATCATCGGCTTATCAACCAATGACTCATGTTAAGTGGCAGTCTGCTATTTCTATGTGGTTTGCTGGAAGAGTAGAGATTGTTTCTGTCTATGAAGATAGATTTATCAAAACCGTAGATGAAGTCTTAAATGTTCCCTCTATTGTTCGATTTGTGGGGAAAGTTCTTAAAAGATTTAAATTCAATAGAGCAGTTAAATTCAGCAGGGAGAATGTTTTTATCCGTGATGAGGGCAAGTGCCAGTATTGCTCTAAACAACTAACAAGACAGAACTTTACTTTGGATCATATTATCCCTGTTTCACAGGGAGGTAAAAAGGTTTGGCAGAACATTGTAACTTGCTGTAATCGATGCAACCAAAAAAAAGGCAGTAGTTCTCTCAATAAGACAGAAATGAGTTTAAAAACTAAACCAACCATTCCAAAGAAACTAGTTGTGGGAAGAAAAAACAAATTTATTAACAACATACCAGATGATTGGAAAGACTATCTATGAAACAAGAATTTATTATTTATACAGGTTCAATGTTCGGTGGTAAAACATCTAGGATGTTGGCGAGGTTGGAAAGGGCAAAGTATCAAAAGAAAGTTATTAAACTTTTTAAACCCAACATAGACACAAGATACTCTACTGAGTCTGTTATCTCCCATAACGGAGTTCGCTGGCGTTCAATCAATATTATTCAAGGTAAAGATGTTTTAGCTCATTTGGGTAGGGCAGACGTAGTTGCTGTTGATGAAGCTTTTATGATTCCAGGCATTTCAGGTATGCTTATTGATCTTTATAAGAAGGGCAAATCAGTCTATGTCTCGTCACTACAACTCTCATCAACAGGCGAACCATTTGAGGAAATGACAAAAATGATGCCATACGCCACAAAGATTGAAATTTGTCCAGCAGTCTGCTTTTGTGGTGAAGATGCTTATTATTCTGTTCGTTTAAATAATGAGGAACGGGAAGTAATGGTTGGTGGCAAAGGCGACTATGAACCACGATGCAAAGAACATACTTATTATATGAATGAGTTAGAAAAGCTTGACAGCCGCACAAAAGATTGATATAATATATACAAGTTCGGAGGGGCGGTAAAGTTGGAGAGTTGCCCCGGTCTGTAAAACCGGTGCCGAAAGGCTGAGTGAGTTCGAATCTCACCCCCTCCACCCAAGAAAA